ATGCGTTAAGCCTAGCGGTACTGTATCTCAGCTTGTCGATTCTGCTAGTGGTATCCATCCTCGCTTCTCTAAGCATTACATTCGCAGAGTTCGTAGCGACAAAAAAGACCCGCTTGCAGTCTTCATGGAAGCAGCAGGATTCCCAGTAGAGCAGGATGTGATGTCACCCTCGTCAGCAGTGTTCAGCTTCCCTGTAAAGTCACCAGAGAAGTGTACCACGGTTAAGCAGGTAGGAGCTATGCAGCAGCTACAGCTTTGGAAGGCTTATCAGAACCATTGGTGCGAACATAAACCAAGCATCACTGTATATTATACAGATAGTGAATTCCTGCAAGTAGCACAGTGGATATGGGAAAACTTTGATCTTTGTAGTGGGATTAGTCTGTTGCCTTATAGTGATCATGTATATCAGCAAGCTCCGTATGAAGAGATAGACGCTGAGAAGTATGAGGAGTTACTAGCGGCTATGCCTGTTGGGGTTAATTGGGAAGACTTAGGTAACTTTGAGCAGGAAGATAACACTACAGGGAGTCAAGAGTTAGCCTGTGTAGGTGGTGCGTGTGAGATAGTGTAGATGTTGTAGGTACTAAAAAGCCCTGTGTAGATGACTGCACAGGGCTTTTTTGTTTTATATTGTTTTACCAAATAAACCTATTGTACCTGATCTACTAGGACGAGGTGGCTGTCCCGCCTTGCTTGTTCTTGGGGGCAGTTGCTCTTTCTGCTGTCTTCTTTCTTCTCTAAGACCTATAGCCTTTTCTATGGCGTTTGAAGTATTCGTAACAGTAGTGAGAAAAGAAGTAAGGTTCATTAAAGTTTCATTTGATGTTCTTCCTTTTAAATCTTTAATGCCAGTAGCCCATCTAGGATCTGTTAAAACACGAATCATAGACTCGTCAGATTTCAACAAACCTCTTAGTTTAATAGCAGCTGCGCCTATCATCCCTGCACCGCCTGTTCCTTGCATAGCAATATCTTCGCTTGTTTGAGCTATTTTTTTAGCTATGTTAGCGTCTCCAAAAATATGTTGCATTACTAGACCTAAATCAGCCACTGTTTGAGCAGCGTTAGGTGATGAAGTCTTTAACATAGACACAAGCTCCTCCCTTTTCTTCTTATCTTTAAGAACAGTGTCATAAAACTTTTTAGGATAGTCTCCAACAGGTACAGTATCGTCTACAGCGTTTCTCAACATACTAACTACTTTAGCGCGTTGTCCTTGTGCCTTCATGTCGGCATAACCAGACACTTTATTTTTCATTACCTGAGATAAAACCTTACGTTGATTCGTCACAATAGCCCTTTGTTTATTGCCCGCAGCAGTAGTGACATCAGCACCTTTGTCTAGTACTTGGTCTAGGTTATCTACTAACATGTCTAAAAAACCAACATTGTTAGTAGGAATGTCTCCTTCAATCCCCAAGTCTCTTTTTAATTTATTTATAGACTCTAAAGCAAGAACTTGCTCGTCTGTTCTTTTAGTTGGTTTTGTCTTTAAAGCTGCTTTATATTTAACAACTTGACTTTGCAACAAAGGGCTAACTTGAAGGATTTTATCTAACTCTTCCTGATCCAGTGTTTTTCTGTAGACTTCCTGTCTAGTTTTTTTCCAACGTACTTCGTCTTGTTTACCTAAAAAAGGTGGACGAGCTGTTTCGCCTCCAACGCCTGTGGGAGTAAACTTAGCTCCTGCGTACTGTAAATCTTGATCTCCTACGCGCTGTAGTTTTAATATGTTTTCAGTTAAGTCATCATTTCTTTGCATTATAAACTCAGCAAGTTCACCTCTAGTTGCCTCGTTTATATTTAACTGTCTTTGTCCGTGTATTAAAAGCAGATCATTAGTGGCTTCTGCGGGAGTAACAGTTATGCCTAATCTTTGAGCAGCCTCTAAAACTTGTTGAGTTTCTTCTCTTGTTAAAACAGCCGCAACACTGGGAGAATCTACTGTTAGTTTTTGTAACCTAGCTTTTTCTAAAAATCTTTTACCTGCTATGCCTCCGTCAATAATCCCTTGTAAAGGTACTCCTAGAGCCGTGCCTATCATAACATTAGTGGCTCTTTGTCCAGAACCTCCTTCAGTAAACTCCATACCTCCACTAATTCCACCAAATTTACCACTTTGCATTAACCGACCCGCAACAGTAGGAGCTGCTTTTGTAGGAGTCACTGCCAAAGAAGGAAATATTTGACCTAGTATAGTAGCTACTGCTGAAGGCTCTTCCCCAGTTAGTTCTTCTCTGTATTGAGAATATAGTTTCTGTCTTGTTAATTCAGGCTGTGTTATATAGTCGTTTAAAAACTTTTCTCTATCTTCCGCAGTAAAAAAGTCTTCGCCTAGTAACCAATTAACTCCCACAGGAGGCAATGTAGCTACCTCTGCTCCTAACTGAGCAGCGCCTACTATTCCAGTATTCAGTCCTGAAATAAAATCCATAGACGCAGCAGAGTAAGGTTTTAACAGGTTTTCAGCAGGGTCTGAAACAAAATCGACAGCCTGTTGCATAGGCGAGCGAGGATCTCCTGTTAGCTCCTCTCGTTTTATTGCGGAGGCGAGCTGCTCAGTTCCTTGTTCAGCAATCTGACCAAATAGTAAAGCGCGTTCTTCTTCTGTAAGAGCCATTATCGTGTCACCGTGTAAGTACCGTTACTAAGTCTAAGAGTTATTAATTTACCAATGTTTTTTCTAGCGTCTAACTCAACTAAATCCCTTTGTTGATTAGTAGGTTTCCAATTAGGGTTGTTAGATGCTTTTTTCATCTGCTCAAGTTGATCGTTTATTATTTCCTTTTTAATTTTGTCTACTGTCATTCCTTTCCCTTCTTTGGTAACAAACACAGGGTCTTTACCTTTAGAGGGCAAGTAAAGCTGATTAAACAAATTAAAGTTTTCTTTAACAGGTTCAAAGTTAGCAACAACTGTTTTATCCTTAGTTAGGGGATCTTCATCTACTGTAAAACCACTAGTTCGTGGGAAATCTTCAGTATACTTTTTCCAAGCAGCGTCAAAACCAGTTAAAGATCCTGTTTGTTCTAGCCACGATCTTTGAGAAGCTGACCTGTTTAAATCAGATTCTAAACTAGCCTCTAAAAAGTTTACAAGTGCTTGAGCTTGATTAGATGTCTGACTAGGATTAGCAGTATTTTTTGTTATTTCAGTGTTTTCTAAATTAGAAATAGCACCTTTTTGAGCTTCTAGTAATAACGCTTTAAGTCTCTTAGACAACGAGTTGTAAGTCAATGTAGCGTCTGCTTTAGGATCTAAAATTCCTACATCAATTCCTAATTTACTGCCTAGACTGTGTAAAGTTTGGTTTACAGTCGCCAAAGGAACAGACCCTGCTCCGAATTCTACTTCATCTGTCAGTTCTTTCATCTGAGCTACAATAGGAGCGTACTGTGCAAAACGATCTCCTGCCTTTGTTGTTGCACCAGAAACAGTTTCTACGTCTGCTTCGAATAACTTTTCTTGTTGAAATACTTTTAGTTGCTCTTGCACTGTTAAGATAGTCTTTTTAGGAGGTTGTGCTAAATTAGTCAGTAATTTAATACCTCCTTCTAAAGCAACTTTATTTCCCGACCCTGCTTCAGAAACAATAGCGTCTGCTATTTTACCATAACCTGCTGAACGTACTTGATCTGCTACGTCTTCTCTAGATGCTAAAGCAGCGGCAGCTTGTTTTTGTTTTAACTTTTGCTGTTCTATCTCGTCCTGCATCTGCTTAATCCTGGCCGCAGTCTGTGCAGCACCTGCTAAGTTACCAGTAGACTGTTGTAACTTTGCTACTGTTCTTAAACCTTCAAGTGTGCTGAGGTCTAGCTGTGATAAACCAGCACCCAACGCCTCTAGTGTAGACATTCCGCCTGTAAGACCACGCAGTCTCTGGTTCATCTTTTCTGACTGTCGCTGCCCAAACTGCATACGCCAGTCTTGTGGGTTCGTTGCAGAAATAGGCTGCTGTGTACTTTGTACTCCAGTAAGGAGTCCTACTAAATCTTGTCTAGCCATTTAAAGTTCTCCTTAAAAAATTGCGTCTAGTATGCCGTCACCAATATTGGAAGGTGTAGGCTTACCTATGGAGGTATATATCTGTTCTATTCTAGCCATATCAAGAGCAGACGGTTGTTGACCTATAAGAGCAGTTAATAAACCTTCGCCTTGTTGTAGTTCTAAACGGCTTGCTAAGTCTTCAGCCTGTAGTCTACCTTCTAGCCCACCTAAGCCTAGCTGGGAAGCCAACTCAGCACCAGTTCTACGACCAACATCTGCATAACTCGCAGGAACTTGACTAGCACCCAACATAGACAAGGCTTGTGCCTGTGGCTGATAACCTGCGGCCTGTAACAGACCACCTAAGTTGGCCGCTTGTGCTTGTTCAGCCATTGACTGCTGACGCGCACCTAAGTTAGCTCGTGCCATTGCTTCCTGTCGTGCAGTCTCTTGAGCCAACAACTCAGGAGAAGAACCGCCATAAGCAGCAGAGCCTAGCCCTAAGCGGCCTTGTGACAACATACGCTCTTCCAATGCTAGACTCTGACGTTGTTCTTCAGGTCGTTGTATGGCTCTCATTTGCTCGTATAGCTGCGCTTGTGCTATGGCAGGGTCTACACCTACTTGGCTAAACATACTGCTTGCTTGACCCTGTAGCTGGTTTTGTATGGCTAGTTGCTCTGGTGATAGATTAATACCAAAGCCACCTTCGGGTGTAGTAACAACATTAGCTAGATCACTGGTGACAGTGTACGGTTTAAACGCTGCACTTGCTGCTGCTTGCTCACCTAATGCTTGCATTCCTGTCTGTGTTTCTTGACCAATTTTTTGGAGGTCTTTAATATTTTGTTCTTGTAGGTAGTAAGCCCCGCCTGCTCCTACTATATCACTTAGTAAACTACCCATTAGTACGCTCCTCCAGTAATTGTATCAGCCGTTAGTGTGCCTGAGCAGTTTACGGTAGCGGCTGTAACAGTACCAGTAAAAGTAGGACTAGCAGAGTTGGCTTTAGTAGCCACTGCTGTCGCAATGTTGTTATATTCAGTGTCGATCTCTGTGCCTCTTACAATCTTAGCAGCATTACCAGAAGGAAGAGAATCCTTTGTAGCAAAGTTAGTTGTCTTTGTATAATCAGACATTAGATAAGTCTCCCTAATAGAGCGTGTATGTCAATTTTTTGAATAGAAAATGCAGCACCGTTTACTTCTGCTTCGATACCAATAGTTACTACCTCACCACTACCGCTAGTATTTACCTTTGGTGTGTTGATTAGAATAGAGGCGGTGTACTCTGCTGTAGTGTTATACTCAGAAACACCATACTCACCAGTGTTACTAGAGCCGAATGTAAACGCTTGTTTAGTGTAATTTGCTGTGTAGTCATAGCCCCAGTTCAATGTAGTAGGTGTGTTCTTTCCACCAATAATAGTTAAGTTAAACTTCTTCAAGAACTTTAAATTAGAAGTGTTACCAAAGTCCATAGCATTGCTAAAGTATCTCAACTCATACTTAACAGCACCATCTATAAAGCCTTTGTACTCTACTATTCCGCTAGAGATACCAATATATATCTTACCGTCCTCTAACACAGCAAACGACAAAGGATACATACTAGACCAAGTAGTAGCACGGTGAGAACCATCTTCTAAAGGAGTTCGCATATCAAAACAATACACAGTGTTGCTATCTGGTAACGTCAACAAGTAGAAAGCATTGTCAGAACTGTAGAGAGACTTAATAGGGTTTACCTGTAAAGACACAAGGCTTAATAAATCAGTGCGTACATTCTTGCTGATGTCACGCATAGGCATGGACTTCTCTTGTATAGTCCTACCAAAGCTGCGTACACCAGCGTCTGACAAGAATATAATGTCAGTGCCTGTGTGCTGTACTGAGTCACGGGCAATACAGCCAACGCCTTCTATGGTGTCTGTAAGCGTCATAGAGGCAGGAGAGTCTGCACCAGAGTACACAAGTATAGAATTCTTACCAAAGATGATTAGGAATCCATTGTGGGCCGCTAGAGCCACTATCTCGTCAGAGCCTGTAGGCCATACCAAAGTAACGTCTAACGAGCCTGAAACGCCTCCTGTCCAAGCATGGCCGTTAAGCGTGTCAGACCAATAGACAGTGTGCTTATCGCCTGTAACGTCAGCTACAAACAACTTACCGTAGGCCGCTAAGACTTCGTTGCCCTCTGGTGCAGTGCCTGTGCTGTGACTGTGACCTGACATAGTTTCTAATACAAAAGAGCCTGACTCGTCTGTTCCTATCAATGGCTCATGGTCTTGTTGAAACATGTATACATGATTGTTCAGTGCTACTACTTTCCAGTTGTTAGCGGTAGGTGTATAGCCGCTAGGAGTAATGTCTGTTAAGGTTGTAGTACCTTTGAATACTTTATTGTTACCTGCTGACAAAACAACCTTATCGCCAGACCTGTCATTGTACTCGTACACAGTCTCAATACCACGGCTACTGCCTAACACAGCACCGCCATTGGTAGAAACAGCTTCCCAGCCTTTACGCGCACCAATGCGGCCTAGTTGATCAATAACACAATTATCTGCAACAGAGGCAAACGAGGGATTACCACCTACTGGGGAATCCTGTGTGTTAAGACCAAAAAAACCTGGTGCAGCTACTGTAATGTTCTGTAGTTGTTGTGCCATTTACGAATACCAGATAGTTTCTTCAGGATGTTGAGCAGCGTCAATAGCAATAGCATCTGCCAAGGTGTTGTCAGCCAGTGCAAATAACTCTGCTGCGCTAGTGCCTTGTGTCTCACCACGCTCTCTAGCACCTAATGCGGTAGCCATTTGTATAACAGGAGAGGAAGGTATTAGCATATTCTCTGCGTCTTCTGTAAAGTCTGCTGTGCGTAACACCACGTTAAAACGTAACTGAAACACTCCGCTAGGCTTAGGGTAGACATCAACAGCATTGTCACCGTTAGCGTCTACACCGTTGAAGCTGTAGAACTGTGGAGAACCAATAGGCGGTGTCTCAATCAAGAAAGCATTGTCCATCCAACGTGAAGGACGGTACTGCATAAAGAAATCTGAGGTGTCGTTAATAACATCTAGCAGCTTCATCCTGTTCTGTGAACCTGTCAGCACATAGTTAAACGTGTCTGTTGTGGTTGATACAGTCAGTGTAGTACGCAGAGCAGTCCAATCGTAGGAGTCTTCTACGGTACGTTTAGCATCATTGACAAACTCACCAATAAGTTTAGAGTAAGAAGTCTGACCAACAGTGGTTACTTCGTCCTCCCGCAGTCTGCGTAATACGCTATTAACAAGTTGTAAGTAAGTCATTAGTATGGGAACCTTTTTAAAATTTCAGCA